ATCTTGAAGGACAAGATATCAGAAATCACCTATCAAAGGAGACCATGATATTCGAACTTCAGAGGACTGTCCACGAAGTGTTTAGCGGTGCTAAATACACCCTTAAAGATAGACTTGCCGCTTTCTTTCCGAGTACTAGTAGTAACTACATTAACAGTAGGAGTGGTGCCGGTACGTTAGGTACCCTCTTCGATGGTGAACTTTTGAAGGGGCTACGGACACCAGGTGGGACTTTTGATGTCTCACGGGTAGGCCTAGGGGAGGAGGCCCTTGAAGGTGATGACGAACTTTTTGAGTACGATTCTAGTGAGCTCAGGTCTCGCTTTGCCACTCTCTGGTTCCGCGTCCTAAAGGAAGCGAAAACTGAAGAGAAGCTAGTCGAGGCTGTGGGTTTACTAGAAGCACTCAAAGTACGAGTCATTACCAAGGGACCTCCCCATACCTACTTTGTTCTCAAGGCTTTGCAAAAGTTCATGCATTCCACAATGCGCAAGCAGAAGACTTTCCGTTTTATTGGAGAGCCTAATACTGAGCTAGGAATGTTAAACGCCCTAGGGCGGAACCTTTTGGAGGGCCAAGAGTACTTATCGGGAGACTACTCGGGTGCTACGGATAACTTATACTCCTGGGTGAGCGAGGCAATTGCTCAGGAGGTCTCAAAGGTCCTTGATCTGTCTTCCATTGAAGCACAGCTCTTTAAGGAGGCCCTTACGGGTCACGTCTTTGATGTGTCTAAGTTAAGTAGTGTTTCCGGCTTCGCCGAAGTAACAAAAGTCGAACAACAGATGGGCCAGTTGATGGGGTCGATCATCTCATTTCCTGTCCTGTGTCTCGCAAACGCTGCCATGTGCCGTTGGGCAATGGAGGTTGGAGACAAAAGGGTATGGAAGCTGAATGATGCTGCCCTTACCATCAATGGCGACGATGTGGCCTTAAGAAGCTCAAGTGAGACATACCAATATTGGTCGGTCATCACGAACTTCGGTGGGTTAATCGAGTCCGTCGGTAAGACTTTTAGGAGTAGACAGTGGGTAAGTATTAACAGTACGTTGTATGAGAGGACTGAGGATTCGTTCGAACTGGAGGATCTCCGGTCCGACGGAACGAAGGTTAAGCGTCAATCAAACCTGAGACAAGTGGACCATATTAATATGGGCCTTCTCACGGGGATGAAACGCAATGGTGGATATTTTACCACCAGTGACTTCTCCGATGGAGTCACGTTCGCTAGCCGAGCGAACGACCTTCTTAAATCCTGTCCATCCTACCTTAGATTAGAAGTGTATCAAATCTTCCTTGATAATTACCGCGATATACTCAAGAAGACTCGGTTACCCTGGTTCATACCAGAGTGGCTAGGGGGGCTGGGCCTTCCCATTCTAGACCCTGAAAAGCAAAAGAACTCAGAAAAAGATCTGAGGATTGCTTTAAGGATCATCATGAATTGGAATAAGCCAGGACAGCGTCCCGTAACCTTGAGTCTTCAAGGAGCAAAGTGGAAAATTAGAGAGGCAGCCTCTAGGAAATTACCTGATTCCGTTGTCTCCATGAAGGAGGACGGTGCAGTAAAAGCACTAGATAGGCTGGATGGACTCGCTGCTATCGATTTATTATTTGATAGCAACTTCCATCTGTTAGATTTGTATGATGAACACGGAGAACTTGCTTCCCCCAATGGTGCGGTTAACCATAACGCACGGCTATGGGAACCCAGAGGCCCCAAAGATCCTAAAACGGGAAAGCGTGATGCACGACTTTCGAAGAAGATACCTGAATTTATCCT